GCTGCGCCGGTTCCTGCTCGGTGGGTAGCAAGTCGGACACCGACGAGATCACAATCAATGCAGGGGTCTCCCAGGTGCGCACAATGGCCGATGGGGGGGTACGAGTAGTTCTCGACCTCCCCGAAGGCTACGTTTATGAGGCAGCTTGGCTCATGCAGGTCAAGCAGGATGAGGGTATCGTTAGGGTGTCGGTCAACCGGACAGACAGCGGCTAGTCAATGGTCGCAAACGATGGTCAATGGATCAACCAGATTTCGCAACACTTCTCAAGACCCTGACGCCAGCACAACTTGATTTCGTGCGGGCGCGTTTGTGGTCGCAGTCAGATCGAGACGCGGCAGAAAAGGCGGGGATACATCCCTCAACAGTTTGCAGGTGGGAGAACCTGAACGATGTGCGGATGTGCATCACCCTCGCCAAGCAAGATGGCGTGGTAATCGCTGCTGAGGAGCTGCGGCGCATGATTCCCGATGCGATGGACGCGCTTCGGGATGAACTGAAGGCTCGGCGCGGAAGTAGCAAGCGGCTTGACGCCATTGTGCAGGTGCTCGACCGCACGATAGGCAAGCCGACCGACAAGACAGAGGTATCTAGCCCCGGTGGTGGGCCATTGGAGATCGTAATCCGGCATGTCGAAATCCCTATCCCTGAGCATCCCGGCGAGACACCCGGCGCAACGTCAGGTAGTTGACGAGGCCGCGCGCTTCAACGTCCTCGCGTGCGGGCGGCGCTGGGGGAAGTCCTGGCTTGGCGTTGACCTGCTGATTGACGCAGCCGTGCAGGGTAAGCCGGTGGCCTGGTTTTCGCCCACCTATCGTATGCTCTCGGACGCCTGGCGCATGGTGCGGGAGGTCGTCCAGCCGGTGACGGTAGCAGCTCGGGCGGATGAGCATAGGATCGAGTTGATGAGCGGCGGCACGGTGGATATGTTCAGCCTCGACAACCCGGATACGTCACGCGGGCGCAAGTTTGCCAAGGTCATCATTGACGAGGCGGCGATGAGCCCCAACCTCGAACCGGCCTGGACTAACGTCATTCGCCCGACGCTTGCCGACCTGCGCGGGGGTGCCTGGTTTATGAGCACTCCTCGCGGGCATAATTACTTCTGGCAGCTCTACAACCTGGGCATTGATCGGGCGGAGGGGTGGCGCTCGTGGCGTAAGCCGACTGCTACCAACCCCTACATTGGAGCCGATGAGATTGAGGCCGCACGCCGCACCCTGCCCGAGCGGGTGTTCGCTCAGGAGTTCCTAGCCGAGTTCATCGAGGACGGTGGCGCGGTGTTCAGGGGGGTGTACAAGTGCGCTAATGGTACACCAATGGAGCCGCAAGCAGATCACGCCTATGTTATGGGCGTTGATCTGGCTAGGTTGGCTGACTTCTCAGTAATCGCGGTCCTTGATACGTCCGTTGATCCTATTGCGTTGGTACACCTTGACAGGTTCAACAAGATAGACTGGACATTTCAGGTCGGCAAAGTTCGTGCAATTGCAGAACGATATCACGTCTCTATGATTCAGGTAGACGCAACCGGCCTTGGTGATCCGGTGATTGAGCTATTGCGTTCTGAACTAGGGCGCGTAGTTCACTTTGAGATATCAGATTGAGATGAGCCATTCGATGATGGTTAGGACACAGGACAACAAGATTATCGGGGGCGTTTCCTCCAAGTTTACGGCGCGTGATGTGGTGAACGTCACAGGTTATGTCCCAGCCGCACACCATACACGCTTTGCCGTAAGCCTTAATCGCAATCTTGCGCGCCGTCGTGTGGTTGCTCGTATCCTTGAAGTTGGGGTTATTGCTACCAGCCGTATCCAGTCCGTTACCCTTGCTACTCTTACCAAAACGGTACGCATGAAAGCACTGGCGGGAACAAAACTTGGCCGCCTTCGCTCTGTGCGGTTTGATGTAGAACGGCTTGCCGCAGTTCTGGCAAGTGACTTCCGCCCCCTTGCTATGTCTGAGTTCTGGATGGTCTTTCAAGGCTTGCGATTGCGCCTTGTTAGAGCAAGAGCGCGAGCAATAGATATTCCCGTTGATAACTTCGGATGGCTTACGCTTCACGGGAGCGCCGCAATACTGGCAAGTGTAGAGGTTGGTCTTGCCTCCGTACTCGTCAGGATGCGCAACCTTGTACGCAATGTAGCAGGACTTGGAGCAGAACGAGCGGCGCTCGTCGTAGGTCGTGAACCCTACGCCGCAGTTCTTACAGGTGAGTGCTAACATGATTTGTCCTTTCTATTGTCGGGGTTGACTGTGAAAAGTATAGCACCAATGGTTACAGGGGTCAAACTAACAAGCGCGAGCAAAGCGGCTCTTGTGAATGAACTGGCTGTGGCATTTGAGCAACAGTCTATTCAGATTTTCCCCGATGCTGTGTTACTTGCTGAACTCGTAGCATATTCGGCAGAGCGTTTGCCAAGTGGCGCGTTGCGGTATTCAGCACCACCCGGACAGCATGATGACACGGTAATGGCTTTGGCGCTTGCATTGAGTTGTGTTAGGAGGGGCCTGCCTGCCGCGCGACCCTCGCCGGGTGATCCGTTCGCACAACGTAAACCCTCAGACGGGCCGGGCATGGTGCGTACTGAGACAGGGGTTAGATTCATGCGACCGACTAAGCGCAAGGTGGATACATGGCTGTGAGACGTAAGAGCAAGCCGACCCCCGAGGAACTGTGGAACAAGGCCGAGGATTTATTCGACGCAGCCCAGGCCCGCAACTCCATGTACGACGAGCTGGACGCCATGTACGACGCCGAGCCGCCCGCCAACGCGCCTGACGGTGTCAAGCTGGTACGCAGCAGCCATTACACCAACACCGTTGATCTTGTCGTAGACCTGGCCTCGCAGCAGGAACTAACGATTGAGGTGCCCCTACGCAGCGAGACGGAAGCCGCCGAACGTGAGGCCGACGAGCAAGAGGAGTTCTTGCAGGCATGGCTCCGCCAGAATGACGAGACGCTGAAACAGGCGACGACGATGGAACTCGCCTACCTCGCTACGCAGCGCGCCGTATGTATCGCCAAGGTGCTGTTCTACGACAAGTCCCTGTCCAAGCTAGAGTCCGGTGATTTTGCGGTGGCCGGGTCGCCTATGGTGTGCCTCGTGCGTGACCCTCGCAACTGTGTCTGGGAGATCGGGGTTGGCGGGACGTTGTTCATGGCCGAGCGGTTCGAGCGCACTGCGGCGGAGATTCGTGGCCTGTATCCAGATGCCTTATCCGATGTGGAAGCCTATCCCGATGACCTGGACGTGGAGTGGACGGAGGTATGGACGCCGGATTGGGTAGCCTACTACGCCGCGCAAGAGCCAATCGCGGTGGCCGGTCAGATGGTGCGGGCGCATGGGTACGGGGTCGTGCCGTATGCGGTGGGTGTGGGCCGGGTTATTCCTCGGCTACGCGCCAGGTATCAGCCGTTGATGCGGTCGATTGCCCCGATCTGCCGCAACCTGGACACGTGGTATTCGATCCTGCTCACCTCTGGTTGGGCGGCGATAACAAGCGCCTGGAACGTGTTCTCGGATGCGTATCCACTGGACGGTAGCCGGGAGCTGGATACGGCGCCGGGTGCGGTCAACTTCTTCTCGCGGGGCGATCAGGTGCAGCCATTGCAGCGGGCGCCATTGCCGGGCGACTTCTTCCAGTCGGGCGACAGGATGTTACAGCAGTTGCAGCAGGCGACATTCCCCTTTGCGATGTACGGGCAGGGTGTTGAGTCCATGGCCGGGTATGCGATCAACCTCCAAACGCAGGCCGGACGCCGAGCCCTCGCCCCGATCTGGCACGCGATTGAATCCTGCTACGAGTCGGTGTTCAGGATTGTGGCGATTGTTGGCAAGCGGAAGCTGGAACCCCTGATTGGCGATGAGATTCCCCTCGTCGTGATGCAGGGTGCGGAAGGTGCGCAGGTTGCCGAGGATGGTAGCAAGAAGCGCAAGCGGCGGAGTAAGCGGCAAGTGTCTTTCAAGCTGGGGAACGTGGGCGACGACTGGCAATGCAAGGTAGAGCTTGGCGATCCGATGCCCGCAGATGAGGCGAGCAACCTGCGCATGGCAATCGAGTCCACGCAGGCCGGGCTCCTGAGCAAGAGGACGGCACGCAGCAAGTACAAGCTGACCGAGGACGACACAAGCGAGCAGGAGCGCATCCACGTCGAGCAGATCGTTGAGCAGCTAGCCCCGTTGGAAGCGGCGAAGCTGGCAGCGGCGCGCGGGTACATCCCCCGGACGCTGAAGGTGCCGCCTGGGTGGAAGCAGCTCAAGGATGGTCAGATTGTGCCGGACTTAGGGCAAGTGGCTGATGAGCCAGATGGCTTAGCGCAGGGCGAGATGCCTCCCGGCGGTATGCCGGAAGGTATGCCGATGCAGCCGGGGGAGATGCCGATGATGGGACAAGGCCCGATGCCTGAGATGCCAGGTCAAGGTATGGCTCAAGGTGTCCCTCCCGGTCTGCCGCCTGAGTTAGCCAACCTGCCGCCCGAGGTGCTCATGCAACTACTCGCCCAGATGCAGGGCGGTGGTGGCGCAGCGCCCCAGGGTATGCCGCCAGGTATGCAGGGTATGCCAGGTATGCCGCCTTCTGGGGTGAATCCCGCCGACATGCAGGCACTCGCGGGACAGGGGCCGGTCGTGCCTGACCTTGATGAGATGGCGGGTGAGCCTGGGATGATGATGCCGGGGATGATGTGACCAAGGACAAGGACAACTGCAAGGTGACAAAGCGCCGGTCGATCAGGCGCAAGCGTAAGGGAGTGAGACTTGAACGAGACTAACGCACCGCAGGTAACAGCAGACTACAAGATCATCACGGTCGTGCAGCCGACCCCGCAGCACGCCATAGATGCACTGGGCCGGGAGATGGCGTCCTACATTGCCGAGGGCTATGACGGCTACGGGGAGATCGGCTTGGTCCAGACCTCGGGCGGATGGCTGGCCTACAAAGAGATCGTGCGCTACAAGTATGGGGATGAGACGTGCGAGGCCGAGCCGGTTGAGACGCCGCAGGAAGCACCAGAGTCGCCCGTACCAGCACGCAAACGGAGCAAGGCCCATGTGGCGTGAGCTGCACGGCAGCACGGTCAGCGTGTTCCCAGGTTGGTTGCACGTCTCGTTCGAGTGTCCCAACTGTGGTGGACGATGGGAAGGGGTTGCCGCGGTGGGTGTGCAAGGGTGCGCCTGCCCGCATTGTGGTGCGGTGGACGAGGACTACGTATGGGTGCCGGACGACGATGATCCGGCCCGGCCTGATATGCCGCATGATGGCTGCTGGTTGACTGGGGAGATAGCTGCTACGAGTGAGGAAACTGACTTCCTGCGCAAGCATGTGCGGCGAGAGTACAACCTTGTCGGGAAGCTGCTGGTTCTGCTCGTCATCAAGCTCGTCACGCTGATCGAAAGGATAGGCTGATATGCCAACACAACCTCCGGGCCTGCCGGACTTCCGCCAAGAGTACCGGGCCGCGGTCAACAACGCAGGGTACTACGGTTTGCCTACGAGTGGTAGCAGTATGGCGCCGATGCGCTATGCCAACATGCCATTCGATGACTTTGCGCGCGTGTCAAGACAGGCCCAGCCTTTCGCCGCGCCTGTTGCCCCCGCTATGGCAACTTCTGCCGCGCCTGTCGCCCCAGCCATGGCAACTTCCGCCGCGCCGCGCCCACAGTGGACGCCAGCCAGCGCAGCCGCGCCGAAGCAGGCAGATGTACGGATGCCGATTGATTATGCTCAACTCCTGAGCGCAGCCGTCGCGCAGTATCGCAACTACATGGCCGGGGCGGAGGCACAAGGCGCACAGGCCAGGGCGCAGGCTCCCGCAAGTTACGGGCAGTATCCTCCGCAGATATGGCAAGGCGGCGCCGCACCTCCGAGCGTGCCGGGCGCAGTCGCAGGACAGGCAGGCCAAGTCACCGCACCGACCTACTCAGGCAGCAGCTATGGTGGCAGCAGCTATGGTGCATCGGGCTGGATTGATCCGGTGTGGTACGAGCAGTTCAAGCGCGAGCACGGTGGGGCTACGCCGGAGGAAGTCTACCAGAAGGACGGTAACTACGCCCTGCAACACGCACTGGCAGACAAGGCTTGGGGCGATCAGTTCTATCAGGCGATGGGACGCCCGCCCTCGGCAGAAGATTGGCGCGTGTCTTACCGGCAGCGGCAGGACGACTACTACGGGAGCTTCTGATGATCGTCGCGGATTCTCTGACACGCATCGGGGAGCAGGCGGAGCGGGAGTTGGATCGCATCTCAGACCGGATCCCGACCAAGCCGCAGCCGTCCATGCCGTTCGAGCAGTATCTACCGCAGGCTATGGCATACGCACAGCAGAACGAGGAGTTCGCCCGTAAGCTGGCGCGTGCGCTGCATCAGGCCCGCACGACTGGTCCGCGTCGTACTTTTGGAGGTTGACACATGGCCCACCCGTATAACGCATCATACATCAGCGATGATGGCCTGGTATCCTATGACGCCTGGGGGAGACGCCTGGACTCTCTGGGCAACGTCGCGCGTGGTGGAGGTGGAGGAGCCGCGCCTGCCGTACCTGGGACTGGATTCGCCGCGTTGCCTGAGTCATATCTCGCCGGGTTGAAGTCATTCCTGGGTTCAGAGCCGACCGACTACTACGGCACGCGTGGAGCCGAGAAGGGCGCGCAGACGGACTACTACAACCTGCTCAACGCGTGGCAGAACAAGACGGGTGTACCGCTGACGGATGACGATTGGGCGCGTGTGTGGAGTGGGCTCAACGCCTACCGCACCAAGCAAATCGTACCGGGCCAGGAGCAACCCTTCACCGTGAGCGATGCGTTCAACTACCTTGGCCGGATGCTGACCGCTGCGCCGCGCCAGCCGCTCGTCTCATACCTGCGCACGGGAGAGATCTAGTTGGCTAACTATCTGGACTACTTCGGCTTCAAGTTCCCGGTCATTCCGCAGTCGGCGCGTAAGCCAGCGCAGACCACGGCGCCAGGCGCGTATACTGGTAGTGTTGGGGTCGAACGTCCTACACCTCCCGCACCGCAGACGTACCGCGATTACATGCCGCAGCAAGCACCAAGATGGACGCCACCCGTAGATGAACAAGGCCCGCTGCCCACCTACCGGGTGCAGAGTACACGCCAGCGCACAGCAGCGGAGAGGATGCCCGCGCCCTACGAGCCGCCGCAAGTCTCATCCATGCGCCAGGTCAACGATATGTTGCCACCTCCGCCGACCACGTTCCCGGGCTTCAACCCTGAGACGATGACGGCCATGCGCCAGGTCAACATGCTGCCCCCGCCGAGCTTCGACACGACGACAGAGGCGCCGACTATTCCCGGCCTGCGTAATGCTGCCGCCATGCCGCCACTGGCAGCACCGGCGATGTATCTTGCGCGCAACCTGTGGGAAAACCGCGAGGGTGCCCTGGGCGCGCTTGAGAACTTCCCCGAAGCGTCGCGGGTAGCAGAAGATCAGTTTGGCGCGAACGTGCGTGAGGGTGTGGCGCAACTACCCGGCAAGATCGCAGCGGGAATCGGCAAGTTCACGTCAACGCCGGTCGGGTCTGTCATCGGGGCTGCGCTAGGTGGTACGCCAGAGTGGAAAGCCAATGCACCGACCGATCCGCGTACGTTCGGGGAAGATGTGCATGTGGCCTTAAGTGGAGGTCTGGGTGGTATCCTGTGGCGTGGCTTGACGCGTCCGCAGGAGGCTTTGACAGAACCAATCTGGTCCGGTTTGCGTGTACGGTTCTTGCCGCAGGACTACGAGCAGACGGTGGCCGAGTACAAGGATGCGCGTGATGAGTTGCAGCGCAAGATCGTGGAGGCGCAAGGCCAGATCCAGGGGCGCGGCGGCGAGCGAAGCGCGCTGAACGAGTTGCGAAGTGAGCTAGCCGACCTCAACCGACAGCAGCAAGCCGCCTATTTCAGAAGTATGGCTCTCGGTGTGGCCCAGCTAGGGATACCGGCCAGCGGCAGGCCGGTTGAGATGAAGCAGTGGTCCCGTGAGTACATGGGGCCGATCATGCAGGAGATCATCGACAGGCCGCATGAACAAAAGGTCGCCGAGCGTGAGCGTTACCGGGAGTTTGCCCCAGCCTCAGAGCAGTTGATTGTCTCCGCCATCCTCGATCCATTGAACCTATTGGACGTGATCGGCATGTTCACCAACGCGGCTAAGATCGCCAAGGCCGCAGCGAGAGAGGGACCGGCACTCATCGGGCGGGGTGCGGCGCGGCATGTAGCAACGCTGGACGAGGTTGGCGCGTTGACGAACACGGCTTCAGACAGGGCGCGGTCATGGCTCGGGCGCCATACACCCTGGCAACCTACGCCGGAATCGCTCGCTCATGCGCACGTCATCGAGAGCGCCGACACGGTAACACGCATCTCAGAGGTCGCCCAGGACGCCATCAAGAACAACCCTGACGCCATCGCCAAGCTCGGCGGACTGCCCGGTGAGAATCCGATGGTCACGTTCCTGCGCGAGTTCATCCAAGACCCGGATAACCCGCTCATCTCCGCCATGACGGGAGGATTCAGCCAGTCCCTTCCGGCCAAGCGCACGGTGCTGCTGATTCGTAACATCTTCGGCACGGTGGACGAGGCAACAGCCGCAGCACGTGGGGCCGAGCGCGCCAAAGCCGCGGCGAAGCTGGCCGAGGTCGAAAAGCGTGTTGCGTCCGCAGCGAACAAGGTAGACGAGCTACGCCAGGCCGGGGCCAGCGCCAGCAAGATCGCCAAGGCCGAGACGTTTGCAGACAAGGCTCGGCAGGCATTTGACGAGGCGAAGGCACTGGTAGACGGACTGCCCGCCGCGCCCAAGGTCGGTGACGTTGACTTTGACGAGATGGCGAAGATCATCGACGCAGCGAAGGGCGATGACATCGCAGCCGTTGCCGATCTCGCATCACGTTACGAGGAAGCTGCGCGCAAGATTTACGGGATGCCGGTCAAGACCAAGGGTGTTGACGGTGCGGATGTGCTGTCCTACAAGTACCCCAGCCAGCAGAGCACCTTGCGTAAGTGGCGCGGCAACGTGAGCAACGCCGTGTCCATGATGTTCCTGGGCACCAACCCGGGCTACGCGTTCCGCAACGCAGCCAACAACCTGTTTACCGCGATGGTGGATGGGGTTGCCCCGGTGAAATCGGCTGACAGTCTGCGTACTCTGTGGACTCGGTGGGGTCCGGCGCCATGGATGACCAAGCAAGGTGTAGGCGCACAGGGCGACGTGTGGAAAACGCGGGAGAAGGCGCAGGAGTACATCAAGTCCATCAGCGATCCGATAGGTTTCTTTGACATCTTCAAGGCAGTCGAGACCGCGACACTGAGCGACAAGTTCAGCGTGACGCTGCAAGTCGGCCAGAACTTCGAGCGGTACGCCTCCGAGCGCATTACGGCACATCACATTCGTCATTACTGGGAACAGGTGTGGCCCAAGACGGTGCGCCGCATCACGAAGGAACTCAGCGGCAGCTTCTCCATGGAGCAGTTGCGCTACATCGAGCATAGGCTGGATGGGTGCATGAATCCCGCTGAGGTGCGCAAGGTCATCGAGGACATTACAGGATCAGCCCCTCCGCCCGGCAGCGTAGCAGGTGGTGTTCCCGGAGTACCTGGTGGAGCCGTGCCGCCCGCAGGCAGAACGCTTGACCCGCGCATGGGTGGCGCACCGCAGGACGTGCGCGAGGGAGCGATGCAGGCCGGTGGGCCGGATGCGGTGGAAGCGGTAGACGATGTAATGCGCAAGGCCAGGACGCCGCAGGAAGCCGTAGCCAGGATCACGATTCGGGAAGTGGAAGCCGAGAACAGCACCGCGCTGAGTCTTGCAGTTGAGAGCTTGCGCGCCGACGCCCTGGACGCGATGGACTCCAAGACTGCAACGGTAGAGGACTTGAAGGACTACCTGAACAGGTCGGTTGAGATCGTCCGGCAGGCGCAGGAAGCCGATACCGCACTCATCAAAGCCACGTTGAAGGCGCAGGAAGGACTGGACGGCGCGGCGCGTGACGTGCTGTGGCAGGAGACGAGAGCCGCACGCAGGCGCAGCCGCATGGCCGTTATGGGTGAGCTGGACCAGCTTGACAACGAACTCATGCCGGAGCTGGGCTTCGATGCCAAGTCAATCAGGTCGCAGAGCGAGTATCGCGCCTACGTGGTGGACACGTGGGACAGGTCTGACAGGCTCATCAACAACTTCTGGCGGGACAAGCGCAACGGGTTGAAGGGTGCGACCGCTGACGAGATCTACGAGGCGATGCAGAAAGAGCGAGCGCGACTGTGGGATGACCTACACCAGCGCCGCAACGCGCAGATAGACGCCTTCGATGAGGAGATCAAGCGAGCCGTTGGCAGGCTGAACACGGGCGACGTGCCGCCGAAGGGTGCGCCGACGCCGCCGCCCGCGGAACCGACCGGGCCTGTTGCGCCAGCCGCGCCTGCCGCCGCGACAACTGACCTTCTGCCTGAGTTGGGTGGGCCTGAGTTGCCGACAAGGGCACCAGCGATCAGCGACGAAAACATTCGCACCGCGGCCAGGGACGCGGGGGTCGGCACCAAGTATCAACTCAAAAACGACAACCCCAAGACTGGCAAGCGTAAGGGCGACTGGGAAGATAACGACAGGTGGCTGCTAAACTTCGCCCGCAAGAACGCCGGGGTGGACAGACCTAGTGTAGCCGCTTTTACTGAGACCGACCGTGAAGCGGTCATGGAAGCACTGAATAAGCGCGCCGGACGACAAGCAGAGCTTAGCGCTCAGGGTGTGCAGTCTGTAAAGAGCGCGGTTGCAGAATACAAAAAGGAAATCAAGCGCATCACGCGCGGCATTGAGAAAGAAACGAATAGAAGCCAGCGTTATCTTGACGACCTTGAACAATCTAAGGCCAGGATCGAGCGCAAGTACATTGATGAGATTCGTAGCCGCAACTTGTCATACCCTGAACAGATCAAACAGGAACAGGCCATCAGTGAAGCACTTGAAGCTGTTGACTCTGGCATCTTTGGTGTTAGCGATAGCACGGGTAAACAAGTAGGTTACGACTTCAGAAAGTCACGCCTTACGCAACCGCAACCCGAACCCTCGCCCATCCCGCAGGCAGCGAAAGAGGCGCGACTATCCGCGCAACTGCAAGGCGCGACTGGTAATAGAGTTACAGCCTACGGCACAGACCCGAACAGGCAGTATGAGTTCAGGTACAAAGTTGTATCGCTTGACGAACTGATACCGTCACAGACGGATGCGTTTACTCCGAATCCTGCCTACCCGCAGGAGCTTCAACCGCGCATCAGAGATCGAGCCGCGTCCAGGATGCAAGTCGATGAGATTGCCAGGAAGCTGCAACCTGATGGGCTACTCGGCAACTTCAACTCGCTTGATCGCGGGCCAATGATTGTCGGGCCTGACGCTGCCGTTGAATCTGGTAATGGCCGAGTGATGGCACTACGCAAGGCACGCGCTGATGCACCTGACAGGTGGCAAGCATATCAGACACGCTTGCGTGAACTTGCGCCAGAGTACGGCATTGACGCCCAACAACTCGAAGGCATCACAGACCCGGTGCTGGTGCGTGAACGCGTGACAGAAGTGGATCGCGTGCAGTTTGCTGCCGAGGCGAACGAGCAGGCTACGCTTGCCATGTCGCCGGTTGAGCAGTCCTTGCAGGATGCTGGCCGGGTGCCAGATCGGCTACTTGCCACACTCGAAGTAGGCGACAATCAGAGTGTCGATCAAGCCCTTACGTCTGGTGCCAATCGTTCAATCGTCAAAGCATACATCGAAGCAATCCCGGCGAATGAACGGGCCGCACTTGTTACGTCTGATGGCAGTCTGAACGCTCAGGGGCTAGCCCGTCTGAAAGCAGCCTTGTTTGCCAAGACCTACCCCGGTGATGCTGGTCAGCGGTTGGGGCAGGTGTTCCTTGAATCGCTCGATCCCGGCATCAAGAACATCGAAGCTGGCATGTTTGGTAGTCTGCCAAAGATGAGCCGCGCTGAAAGCATGGTGCGCTCAGGCGAACGTGCTGCCGACCTCGCCCTTGGCGATGACCTATCCGCAGCGATTGATGCTCTTGCCCGCTTGAAGGAGCAGGGTATCAAGGTAGATGACTACCTATCACAGATGAGCTTGTTCGCAGATGAATTGACGCCATTCCAAAAGGAACTGCTCGCTCATTTCGATACCATCAGTCGAAGTCCCAAGAAAGTACGTGAACTGCTCAACGGTTACGCTGATACAGTCGAAGCCGCGCCGAATCCTGGGCAGATGAACTTGCATGGTGATATAGTAGGGGTGAACAAGGAGGACATCTTTGGACGAATCAGGGAAGAACAAACAGGGTCTTCCGCCGAGCAGCTTGGATTCTTTGGCGAAGAACGAATCGGGCAAGCTAATACTCCCGCGTTTGGAACCAAAGGTCAAGGACTGGCGCAATTCCCAACCCAAGGAACAACCAAAACCACAGGCAGGCTAGACTTCACCGCTCCACCGGCAAGAGAAGGAATCGGCATCGTCGCCCCTGGCACGCAGCAGGCGCAGGAAGTGCTCGACCGCATCTTCAAGCGCAACGGCATGAGCGTCGGTGCGGCGCGCATCCACGCGGCCACCTCCATGCGCCCGGTGTGGAGCAAGCTGAAGGACTACATGACCGCGACGGTTGACGACCTGCCGCCCTTCACGCCCGAGCAGATCGCCCTTCTGCGCAAGCTGGCAAACGAGCGCATCATCCCGAACATGGTGCGCGACAAGGCGACGGTCGCCAACCTCGCCACGCAGATGCGCAACTTTGCCCTGGGCGACTACCAGAACAAGCGCATGATCCATGAGTGGCTGGCCTATATCTTCCCGTGGTCCTACTGGTACACGTTCACCTATCCGAACTGGGCCAAGCGGCTGCTCACGAACCCGTCCTTTGTGAGCAACTATGCCCGCATCAAGGCGCAGCTCGCCAAGACGAACCGCGAGTACTACCGCGCGGTGATGGGCGATCCAAATGCCGAGATGCCTGAGTACTGGGAAGATCAGATCCGCGTGCCGTTCCACAACACGCAGCTCTACTTTGACCTCGAACGCACGCTCATCCCGCTGCAAGCCCTGCTCAACGACTTTGACAGCCGGACGCGCAACGAGGCGCCTGGTGGCAGGGTGCTCTCCGACATCCAAGAGTGGGGGCCAAGCCTGCACCCGGCTCTGACGTGGGCCTATGCCGCGTGGCTGTCATCCAAGGGTTATCAGGACGCATCTGACGAGTGGGTGGGCTACGTGTTCCCCTGGTCACGCCCACTGAAGGGTGCGACTGCGCTGGCGCGGGAGTACGTCCCCGGGCTGCAAAAGATCATCCCGCCCGGTGGGTTCTCCGTCGAAGGTGCGCTCGGGCTGAAGAACGTCGAGGGTGGGGACACCTGGGAGCGGCGGCGCATCGGCTACGCGCTGTACACTCTGTTGCAGGAAGGCAAGATCACGCAGCAACAGTTTGAGGATGCGGCCTACAATCACAGCGGCGAAGCCTGGGACATGGCCCGCCAGCGTGAGGCAGTCAAGCGTGCGCCTGGCAACCTGGGTTCTTACCTGTTCGGTGCTGGCTTCAAGGCCCGGGACATGAGCGACATCGAGATCGACCGGATGAACCGGGAATGGAACGCGATCTGGGACGCCCGCTACGACCAGGGTGTTGACGAAGCCGTGTGGCGCAAGATGCTAAACGACTTCAACCAGAAGTATCCGTTCAAGAAAGCGGTCGAGATGGCCCGCGAGTCGGACCAGACCGAGCGGCTGAAGGATTACGCCTATGCGGTCATGGACCGCCTGCCGCCAGGCCAGGAATACTACCGGATGCTCACGGAGGCCGGGCTGACGGAGGAGATGATCGACCGCTTCAAGGCCGACAAGGGCGACCTGAGCGGCTGGAAAGAGTACGAGGTCAAGGCGTTCCAGGCAGGCATCGAGAAGCTGGCCGCCACGGTTGGCGTGCCGACCCCGGACCAAAAGGCCGAGTATGACCAGTACTGGAAAGAACGCGACACGATCCGAGCCGCGGTCGAGCAGGCAACCGGGCACACCTACGCGGAGTACCAGGCCGCAAACGACGAGTACTACGCCGAGGGCGCAGACAAGCCAGCCGTGCTCGCCAAGTATCCCTGGCTGAAGGCAGGTTGGGACGCCAGCAAGAGCACCAAGGCGACGAGCCCGACCTATCAGAAGTTCAACCCGCCGACGAGCAGCCCGACGACCGGCAAAGCGGCTACGGCTACGCAGTCCGAGTTATCGAAGAAGTACGACGAGGCGGAGAAGCGGTTCGGCACCAAGGTCGCACAGTGGGCGGATGAGTACAGCTCGCTGCCCAAGACTGGCACCGCACGCGCCGACTGGAAGAAGGCTAACCCTGAGAAGTACAAGCAAGTCCAGGCTTACTACGACTACATCTACGGTGACACGCGCACGTCTACGAGCAAAACGACGAGCAAGGCGTCGAGCAGCTACACCTCGCGCACTCCCACGTACAGCACCAATTACAGCGGGGGTGGACGGTACAGCAGCGGTGGCAGTCGCTACACCAGCGGAGGCGGCACGCCGGTCACGACGCCGGGCACGACCCCGGTTGACACCGCGCCGCCGACACCTGCCGAGCCGCCCGCATACGAGAAGTGGACTTTGCAGGATTACGGCGAGCTGGTGCAGGAGGAGCGTAGTGACGATCCGGCTTTCGACACCTTCGCCGGGCTGATGTTTGGCAGCGACATCCTCTCGCTGGCGTCCAAGTACTACACCATGACGCCAGAAGAACGTGCGGCCTGGATCGCGGCCAATCCGCAACTATGGGCGAAGCTGTTGAAGTATCTGTTGTGGCTGATGAAGCAGACTGGCGTCAAGTCGGACTACACGCGCATGATGCAGAGTATCCCGCCTAATGCGCCGAATGTGCCGCCGCCCGCACCTTCCACGGCGCCAGCAGTAGGCGGCTGGTCGTCGGTCAGCACGCCGCACGCGCCGATGAACGTGCCGGTAGCACCACCCGTTCCGGTTTAGCGCAAGTCCTTCCCTCCGCAAAGGCCCGCAGGATACCCTCCTCCTGCGGGCCTTTGTATTTCTGCGGTTTCTCTCCTGTCAAAACCAAAATCATGGCACACCCGCATTGTAAAGTGAGTGCATAGGCCCATAGCGGGCACATTCCAGAGCGACAGGAGAAGAAGGAATCACATGACTGACGCCCAGGCGAACCAGGAGTTTGGCCTGAACGAGTACGAGGAGTTGGAGCCGAACGAGGAAGTGACCGAGATTGAACTTCCCGAAGATGAAGCGCCGACAGCCGAGACCGATTCAGAACAGACAAGCCCAAGTACCCGACCCGTCAAGCAGGCTCAGAGCCAGGAATCGCAGATCGACCTCGACACCCTGCCCGCCTTCCGCAAGTGGAAATCGTCGATGGACAAGCAGGTGGCCGAGGAGAGACGCCAGCGGGAAGAATTGCAAGCGCAGATCGAAGCACGCGAGCAGCAACAGTTCGCGGACCAGCAGCGTGCCCTAGAACACGCCCTGGATGACGCTGTCGATCCTGATGAGCAGCGCCGCATCGTTCGGCAGTTGGCCGACATGCAGGCTGCGGCCTCATATGCCGCCTGGCAGAAATGGGATACGCACGTTCGCAAGCGCATCGCCGAGGAAGGGCTCGACATGACGGGATTTGATCCCCGGTCATACAGTGGGGCTACCGGCGCGGCGCAGTTTGAGCGTGACCTGGCTACAAGGAAAGCCGCAAAATTGCAAGCCGAGATCGAGACCTACCGCCGAGCCGCCGACCCTGCCACCATTGCAAAGCTGGTGCAGGAGCAGGTTGCGAAAGCCCTGCAAGGCGCAGGCATGAACGAGGTCGATACGGCAGTACCTTCAACACCTGTCAACGCTGGCGCTTCCTGGCAGCGCGATCTGGCCCTGCTTCAACAGGGCAAGATGTCCGGTCAGGAGTTCAAGAAACGGTGGGGCAACCGCGTTTGAGCGTCGTTACCTGCCGTAAGACGCAGGAGTGTTGACAATGGGTATCACCAAAGCTGCCGACCTGACCAACAGTGTCGTCACGAAATACGAGAAGAAGTACTACCTCACGTCCGTTGACAATCCGGGTGTGTGGGCGCAGTTCATCGACTGGCAGGCGCCCATCACCCCCAACGGCGGCAACGGTTCGTCCCTGGACTTCCCGATCTACTCGGAGCAAGACCTTGTGGAAGATTCGTTGACTGAGGACGCGGATGTGACGCCGGACACCATCTCTGATGGCAACGTGACCGTCACCCCGGACGAGTATGGCAAGACCTTCGCCATCTCGAAGAAATCCCGGTTGCAGAGCCGCACGAATCTGGATGAGGTCATGGGCAAGCTCGTCGCCATGAACCGCGTCAAGAGCATCGACCGCATCCTGCGCCGCTCGGCGTGTGGGCGCGGCTCGTCATACCCCACCCAGACGTTGCACATCGACGGTAGCGCGGACATGTCCGATCTGACCGCGGCCAGCGGCACGGACACCGTTACCTACTCGTTTCTCATGGAGCTCGCGGCCCAGGCGTACTCGATGGACATCGAGCCTTTCGAGGACGCTGGTTTCCTGGCGCTGGTTCATCCCCTGGTGGCGCATGATCTGAAAGCGTTGGCCGAGTGGAAGAACATCGGCTACTACCAGGACAAGATGAACATCTACGGTGCCCTGGAAAAGCCTTTCACCCTGTCGGGCATCACCTTCGTTCCGACCAACATGGGGCGCCTGTACATGGGCTCCGGCACCGCGTTGCAGTCGGCAACCACGCTTTCCGCCGCTGCGAGCAAGGGTGCGACGACCGTCACCGTGACCTCTGCCACCGGCCTGGCGGTGGGCAACTACATCACCATCGGCACGCTGGAAACCAACAGTGTCGCACCCGGCGCGAATCTGGAACAGGTGATGATTACCGCGGTCAATGACACGACCCTGACCATTCGGGCAAACGGCGCGAACGATTCGTTCGGTCTGCGCTTCAACCACGCCTCTGGCGAGAGCGTCGTGGAGGCGTACAACGTGGGGGCCATTCCGCTGATCGGCAAGAACAGCCTGATCGGTGTGTATTCGAGCGATGCGGGGCAGTATGGCGTGCCTATCGTGACTGACGGCACCCTGGACACCCTCAAGCGCATGAAGTACTACGGCTGGTGGTGGTACGGTGGCGTCGGCGCGATCCAGAAGCGGGTCATGCTGGGCAAGGTCGCCGTGTCCAAGTGGACCATCGGTATCAACTGAGCCTGCTAGGGGAGGGTGGCAAGCCCTCCCCACTGTGAAAGGAGTACTACTGTGCCTACACCAAGATCGGCTTGGGTCTACCTGGACCTCGGCACTGTCATTGAAACGGCAAACACAAACAAGATCGCGGTTGCTGTCTCGCCTGTCGCCGGGACGGTCAAGGAAGTCTGGATCGGCATCAACACGCTGCTCACGACTTCCGGCGGCACCCTGGCAATCGCCAAGGGCAGTGCCAACGTGCTGTCATCCGCAACCTACAATATCGGCGCTGGTGGCGATCTGGTCGCCGCGACGCCCGAATCGGCCACCCTGACCACGGCTGGCAGCTCGCTGAAAGTTGCTGCCGGGGACCAGTTTAAGGCGACGTATGTGCTGACGACCGCGGCTTCCGGGAACGCTGCGACCGTGGTTGTCGCTATCGAGCCCAGCGTCTGGTAAGCCATGATCGACCGGGATTCTGGCGAATACGAATTGCTTGCGCAAGCAACGGCAGAGGTCGTAAAGGCGCAGGTTCCTGGTCTGACATGCGAAATCGGTGTGAGAACGGGGGGCGGGACACAGGTCATTCTCGATGAGCTTGCCCGCTCCCCGTTTCCGTATACGCATGTCGCCATCGACCCCTGGGGCGGTCTGAACTACGACATCAGCGATACGCTGCTGTACGTTGACACCATCTACAACGACAAGATGCGCCGGGAGTGCCTGGCCGACCTGTACGAACACGCCATGTTACGAGAGGTAGATCTCCAAGTCATCGTAATGACTGACCGCGAGTTCTTCCGCAGGTTTGAGACTGGCGTCTACGTGTATCGGGGCGGGCTGAGCGAAGTCGTCAACCAGTATGCCATGGTGCACTTCGACGGGCCGCACACGACGCATGATGTACTGAACGAAGTTGCTTTCTTTGGGCCACGGGCACCGCGCGGTGCCTGGTGGGTGTTCGACGACTATCGCCTGTACGACAAGAAGCTGGTGCAGGAAGCAGCCGCGCAACACGGGTTCACGCAGCAAATGGAGGGACGTATCAAGATGGTACTTCGGAGGACTCAGTGAAGCAGACCTGGCGTGTGATGCTGGCACGTTTTCCGTATGGGGGGAGTGAGCGCACGGAGATCGTGGACTGGACCGCTGCCGCTGTTCTGTGGGCGCACAAGAACGAGAAGATCGAAGGCGAGTTGCGCCTGTGGCACGTAAACGACACGCCCGTAACCATGAGCCGCAATCAAGCGGTCGTGGTGGCGATGAACTCAGACGTTGACATTCTGGTTGTCGTTGATTCAGACATGGCGCCTGACATCGACAAGAACCACCCGTTCCTGCCGCACGCGTTCGACTTCATCACGTCACGCTGGCACGAATCCCCGACCATCGTCAGCGCACCGTACTGCACCGCAGGCCCGGACTACCTGCCGATCATGGGCCGGTGGCGCACCTTCAAGGACGGGCATGAGATCAAGGCCGAGCTGTACACGCGTGAGGAAGCTGCGGCGATGCGCGGGATTCAGGAGTGCTCGCTGCAAGGGACCGGGCTCATGGCGATTGACATGCGCATCTTCACCGGATTCACGAAGCATGACGGGGAAGAAATCAAGCTGCCGCCGCCCTGGTTCTACTACGAGTACACGAACGAACTGAACGCGCAGAAGGCATCGACCGAGGACATGGTATTCACCCGCAATGCGACGTTGTTCTTCGCCAAGCATGATCTGACCATCGGGTACGTGGATTGGGACGCCTGGGCATACCACGTCAAGACGCAGTTTGTCGGCAAGCCGCACATTATGAACATTCGGACAGTGGCTCCGTTGCACCGGGAGTAATCGTCATGGCGAAGCGTCTCAGAGGCATAGAATCAATCATACCGCACTACCCACCTGATAACGACCGTGGTGCGTATGCGCCTGCTGTCTGGTACGGTGATGACACGCTCAATGCGACGGATGGCCCCTGGTACGACGCGGTTCCTGGCAGTATCTACATCCATCAGCAATCCACCACGGCCAATGTCTACATCAAGAGGGCAGATACCGGAGCGAGTAGCGATTGGACCTCTTTCTATGGAGGCAGCACGATCACGCAGGCTGACGGTGCGGCCTCGGCAGCACAGAAGGTCGTGACGGTTGACTCAACGACTGGCTTCCTCGGCGGCTGCTACGTGGAGTATGCGCTGGCGACGGGCATCATCGAGCGCAACGTGGTTGCCACGGTGGACAGCGGCACGCAGCTCACGTTCACGACGAATATCGGGACGGGCGGCATTGCGAACAATGCGCTGATCGCGGTGATTCCGGCTGGCACGTATAACGCCACGCGAGGCGTGTTCAATGTGCTGGACTACGGTGCAACAGGCGACGGGGTGACGGATGACACGACGAAGGTACAGGCTGCTATCACCGCTGCCAGCACTGCCGCTAACGGTGAGGTTGTGTTCCCGGTGGGCACCTACAAACTGACGGGGCAAATACAAATCAGCGGTGACAATGTGACGCTGCGCGGGCAGGGTATCGGGAGCATCCTGGCCTTTTCAAGCGCATTGGCGGGAAATGCCGGTATCTACGTTGAAAATACGAGCGCGGCTGATGCTAACATTGAGGACGTGCAGATTCGTGACCTGACGATCACGCTGGCGCACGCTGATAGCATCGCTATTCAGTATGACCGGGCTGTCAATCCGCTGCTGTTCAATGTCGTCATCGAAGGCACCAATACGTCACAAACCGGCATCATCATGGACGGCGAAGGCGATCAGACAGGTACGTGGGGCGGCGGTCTGCGTGTGTTGGCGTGTCGGCTGCGTTATCTGAAGTACGGCGTCAAGGTGCAGAAACGGGCCGGGACGTGCAACTTCACCGATTCATGGTTTAGCGGAAAGTATCCTACGCCGATTGCGGACAGCATCGGCATCCACTTTGACACTAACGCTGGCACAAACACGATCATCGGCTGTGACATCGAAAGTTTTGCGAAAGCCGTTTACGACGGTGGCATCGGCAATCGCATCATCGGCAATCGCTTCGAGTTCAATACGGCGAACATTGTCCAGGCGGAGACTGTAACGGGGGGCTTCTACATCGCAAGTAACTTCTACGTTGATGGCTCGAACACCATCACGCGTCCCTACTATGGCATTCAGCTTGATCCGCAGTATCCGCCCGTCGTCGGGCAATATCTTGCCGCAGCAGCCGATGTCAAGTTCATCCTGAAGGGCATCGAAATCGCCAAGTCAACGCGCTACGAGGCGCACATCAATTCGGCCACACCAGCACTCATCATGTCTGGGCAAGACACCGGCAGCACAAACGCATTCGGTGAAGTGACTGCGGGGCCGGAAGCCAATGTCGCGTGCGGTGCCTGGCCGCTTAAGATCGGAACTGTTGGCGATACTGCGCTCGACTTCTACATTGCCAGCCTGAAGGCTGGCGGCTTTGACACTTCGTTCAATCTGGCCGTATACCCTGCTGGCGACGGAGGTCACGACAACGGGCATCTGATTCTTGGTAACTATCATCTGTGGGTTGATTCCACAGGCGACTTACGCATCAAGAGCGGCGCGCCGACCGGCGATACAGATGGTGTGGTGGTCGGGAGCCAAAGTTGACGACGCGCGTATGGGTTGACAGCGAGGACGGCGCATGACCTTTGTGGAAGGAAAGCAAGCATGAAAGTACGCAACGAGTCTGAACACAACTACGACCCTGGCGGCAACCTGGCGCCGCATTTGTTCTATGGAGATTGTGCGCCCGGCACGGAACGGCAGCACACTGACGCGCCGCTCATGTCTCTGTACTGGGACACGACGAACGCAGCGATCTACGTCAAGACGGCGAACAACCGGGCCGCGGCAGACTGGACGGCTTTCGTCACCACGGGCGGCACGCAGACCATTACGGGCACCAAGACGTTCAGCGCACTCAATACCATGACGATTGCGGCCCTGCCAGTAACCACGGTTGGCGTGGGCGCGGTGGTCTCGGGCAAGGCGACTGCGGTCGAATACGGCGATGGCGTGCTGCATCAAACGGTGCTCACATTGACGCTGACCGGGGCGAACGACCTGGATCTGGCTGGCGATGCGGACAACTCGAAGGGCGTCAAGGTCTACGACTTCCCGGTAGGCCGGATTCATGTGCTCGGGGCCACGATCAACGCCAGCGTGACGGTCAACAACGCCTTCAACGCCTCGGACAATGACATCTTCTACATGGCAGTCGGAAGTGTGGATGGCACGCAGGCGGCAAACGCTGACCTGACCTCTACCGAGGCCGATCTGATCCCCAAGACCACGCTGGACACGGAGAGCAACGCGACGCTGACGCTGGACTGGCACGCAGCTTTGGCCGCAGCGGCGCAGTTCGACGGCACGACGACCGCGCTGGACGTGTTCGTGAACGCAGCGGTTGCGAACGCCTCGACTACCAAAGCCGTGACCGTCGCTGTGACGGGCACGCTGACGATCACCTGGATCAATCTCGGAGACTACTAGGAGCGCATGATGGCACCGAAACCCAAGACCAAGAACCTCCCGCCCTGGCTGAAGAAAGACATGGAGGAGGAAAAGCCGGAACCAAAGCGCCCGGTGAAGAAGGGCAAGAAGCCCGCAGGCAAAAAGGGGTGCTGAGATGCCCGTATCTATGAGTGAGTTTACCGGGTCGGCGGTGATGAGCGCGCCGACACACACAGAAGTGACGTGCAAGAACTCCTCCACGGTGCTCGTGGCGGCAAATGAGAAGCGCAAGTATCTGCTCGTCGTCAACGACTCCGATACGGTGTGCTACCTGTATCTGGGCGGGACGGCTGTGGCGAGCAAGGGAATCCGGCTAAACGCTGCCGGAGGATCGTTCGAGATGTCGATGCAGTATGGCAACCTGTACCGTGGCGCAATCAACTGCATCAACGCGACTGGCGACAAGACGCTGCTCGTCACGCAGGCATGAGGTGGCTGCGTGTTCTGGTGTGCTGTGCTGCCGCTGTGGTGTGTTATGGCGGCGGTGGTGAGCAGGCTGAGGCGCCGGGCATGAGGTATCAGGTGTTTCTACCGCTGTACCACATCGCCGCCATGCCGAAGCTGGGCCTGTCGGGCGCGACGGCAGCGCAAACCGTCGCCATCGGCGGCAACTGGTATTACAACTGGAGCACGCAGGGGCGCAGCACGGATGACGTGGAGTATGTGCCGATGATCTGGGGTGCGGAGCACATGGGCGACGTGGTGCCGCGCGGCTCGCGCTGGCTGCTCGGCTTCAACGAGCCTGACGGGCAATCGCTCGTCACGCCTGAGCGGGCGGCTGAGTTGTGGCGGGAGCTGGAGCGGCGCTATCCCGGCGTGAAACTGGTATCGCCTGCGCCGTCGCACCTCGACCCGGCCTGGCTGGTGCGCTTCCGCAATGCCTACATCGGCAAGTACGGCGCGCCGCCACGGCTCGATGCGCTGGCCTTTCACGGCTACTTTGCCACGGCTGAGGAGTTGATCGTTCTGGCCGAGCAGTACCTCGCGTGGGCTGACGCGTGGGGCGTCAGTGAGGTGTGGTGCACGGAGTACGCGTTCCTGCCGGGGTGGAGCGGCGACGCGTGGGCCTGGGAAACGGCTGAGTGGCTGGGCTGGGTGGCGCGCACGCCGCGCCTGACACGACATAGCCCGTTCATCGGGCATCTGGATATTCCGCACTGGAGTTGGCCGACGAGTGACCCGCTGCTCGACCCGTCGCTGTTCACGGAGCAGGGCGGGCTGGTGCTGACGGACATCGGGCGCGCGTATGCGGGGAGATGATAGATGACTAATCCGGCATGGACGGCGATCAAGGCCGCGTTCGGGCCGCAGACGGTGGACGTGCGCCGGGTGCTGGTGAGTAACGGCAGCTACGCCAAGCGGTCGGAGGACAGCATCAAGCGTATTGTCGTGCACCACACGGCAGCGCCCGTCAGCACGACTTGGGCCGCGGTGGCCCGCTACCACGTGGAAACGCGCGGCTGGCCCGGCATCGCCTATCATCTCGGCATCACGCCGGACGGCGGGCTGTCCTACCTGGGCAGCCTGGACACGGTGCGCTATCACGCGGGCGACGCGAACGCGGACAGCATCGGCGTGTGCTTCGCAGGAAACTTCGAGACGGACGTGCCGACTGCGGCGGCGCTGGCGACGTTTGACCGGCTGTATGCGGTGCTGGACGCGTACATTGGGCGCGGGCTTGAGATCGTCGGCCACCGGGACGTGGGCCAGACGGCGTGCCCTGGGCGCAACCTGTATGCGGTCCTGTTCGGGGCGCAACTGCTGCCCCTACCGGCAGAAGAGCCGTTGCTGCCACCTGCGGTGCTGGCTGAGAAGGTAAGGTGGTGGCTGGAGGAGTACACACGGATGATTGAGGCGGGCGACACGGCGCGCGCCGAAGCGATCCTTACCAGCCTGATTGCGTTAGACGGCGGGTTGCTGTATCGGTTGGAGAACGCGCTGAAGTCGGGCGCGGCGGTAGGGTGATGTTGTGTGCATACATACTGCGCTGTGACGACAGTATGCACACACGGGATGTAAGTGAGGCATCATGACGCTTGTCTGTAACTGAACGCTGCCACCGTCTGCGTGTCGGACGTGCGGCAACTTCATCCGGGAATACGGCGAACAGAATCAGTTTGTTCAGGTCGGTGCGAATGATGCGATAGTAACAGGCATCACGGTTGCCAGTGATGCAACGATATGGATCAGCGAGGGTACGATGACTGATGAGGAATTGTCATCCTTGATTGGTATGCGACCGGGCGAGGATCAGGCCGCGGCCATCCGGCGCTATGTGCGTGAGACGCAGCATCATTACGTCTCTGTGGTGAGTCGTGCCGAGGCCGCGGAGCAGGAGTTGAAGCGCGTGCGAAAGCTGCTCAAGAAGGCGCTGGGTGGCAAGCGGTGATGTCCCTTGCTGAGAGCCTGGGATTCACAGAGTCTTCGGGCGCTGCGCCAATACTAAGCAGCGCCCAGTGATATTGTGTGTAAGCGGACGTCGCTGTGACGACAGTTTGCATACATGGGATGTTAGCAGTACGCGTAAGCTGATGTTAGGGAATGAGGAGTAGAACATGGCGCAGTTTTTCGGTTTGACACCACTTAACGCAGCGGCCTTTGAGTCCGGCGCTGCCAGTGACGGTCAGGTATTATCGGCAGACGGCAGTGGTGCGGCTGAATGGCGTGATGTTGCATCAGGTGGCGGTGGTGCAACCGACATAACCTATGCCGATTTGGTCACGGCTATCGGCGCAAGTACACTGACGGTCGGCGGCTTCTACCGCATCACAGACTTTGCCACGCGCTACTACATCGGCATTTATGATTATTGGACCAAGAGTTACGTGCGCTTCGCTGACGATACCGGAACGACAGAACCATTGATTGTCCAGGCGACAGCGGCAAATCAGATCGGTTCACTGGCGTTCTCTGCGGCTTATCCTGCCGATGTTATCTACTACGACTGGAATCCCGCGAACTGGCTGACAGACAATTCGTTTATTGACGATGAAGGTGCAATCGTTACCTCATTCAAGGGTGTCATCATCAGTCGTCACGATGCGGTCAATGACGTGTTCGCTCCCGGTGATTGGCGCAACTGTAAGACGCGGCGTTGGAAAACAGATGCGACGGCCTGGAACAGTGGCACGACATACAGAAAGGGCGACATTGTGAGTCATGCCGGAACGAGCATGGTGTACAGGGCATGTGCGGTGAGTACGGCTCAAGAGCCGACTGGCAGCGATGACGCGTATTGGATCATTTTGTTCGATCTGTCCACCTACCAATACTGGAATTGCAATTCAACTTCATGGAACGGTGTGCCGAGCGGGGTGGACTATGACGATTTCACGCTTTTTGCCACAGGTCAGCCGAAAGCTATACACATTGCACTAGATGCCAGTCGCCTTGCGTATACGTCATCAACTATCCTGACTGGCAGCGTATTCTTTGACGGTGACACCACGTACGAGAATAGGTTCGAGGTTGGCTTCGGCGGCAACACGGTTGGTGCGAACTTCAGCGGCAACATGGTGGGTGCTGACTTCGTCAGCAACACGGTGGGTGATTACTTCAGCGGCAACACGGTTGGTGCGAACTTCGGCGGCAACATGGTGGGTGCGAGCTTCAGCTACAACACGGTGGGTGCGAACTTCGTCAGCAACACGGTTGGTACGAACTTCGGCGGCAACACGGTGGGTGCGAACTTCAGCGGCAACACGGTTGGTGCGAACTTCGTCAGCAACACGGTGGGTGATTACTTCAGCGGCAACACGGTTGGTGCGAACTTCATATATAACGATGTTGCGTCTTACGCCATCCAAAGCATCGACCTATCAGCAGCGACCCATGTTTACGCGGCCTACAATTGTTGGCTGTACCTAGATGCCGGTGGTGGGACGCCAGGACCACGTTTGCGCTACTACACCGGCGACGTGGCGACGTTTGCAGCCGTGACGGCATAAGGAGGCAGTATGCTCTACATCGTATCGGGTATTCTGCGCTCTGGCACGTCTATGATGATGGCGGCACTACAAGCTGGTGGCATGACGGCGCATTTCAAGCCGGACCCAATCATTCCAGCACGCGGTGAGTATCACCCAAACCCATCCGGGTTCTTCGAGTTGAGTCAGGTTGATCTGAAACGACCAGACTTTCCCGCGCATCTGGATGGTAAGCTCATCAAGGTGCTGCATGGTCGATTGGCGTATGTAGGGCAACACGATCCTGGTATTCGCATCGTGTTCATGCGTCGTGATCCGACCGAGGCACAGGCATCGGCTACTAAGTTTCTTGGCCCACCTCCCGGCAGTTTTGTTACCGAGAACAAAGTGTTCGATAAACTCATCGCTGAGTTTCGCCAGCGGTCTGATGTGTTGAGTGCTGACGAGTTTCAGTATGCCGATGTTGTAGCAGAACCGTTGCGTCATTTCGAGTTGCTGCGCGAACATGGCTGGCCGATTGATCCTGCGAAATGTGCGCTGATACCAAAGCTAGAATTTCGGCACTTTGATGTTGCCAAGATAAGGCGTTGACATGTCAAACGAACTGCACGCCTACGCTACATCTGGCCTGACGCTGTACGCCGTGCTGCTAAACAGCACCGGGCAACTGTGGAACGGCAGCGCGTTTGAGGCGTACAACGGAGCGAACTGGACGGACTACGATATCGCTCTGACCGAGGCTGGTGCTGGTATTTATCTTGGCAACATGCCTGCGGTTGAGGCAGGATCGTACTCCTATGCTGTCTACGAGCAGGCAGGGGCCAATCCTGCGACGACTGATACGTTGCGCGGCACGGGCTATCTCGATTGGGATGGCAGTGCCACCTTTGGTAACAGTGCATTGGCCACGCTGATCGGGGACGTGCCGACGAACGCCGAGCTCGGCACGGCACTGGCCGCAGCCGACGATGCGGTTCTGGCCGCGATCGCGGGCCTGGGTGGCAGCGGCAGCGGATCTATCACATTCACCTACACGCTGACATCAACTGAGGACGGTACAGCCATTCCAGATGCAGAAGTATGGGTCACAGCTCGAAGCACGACAACGCCAGTCCTAGCCAGCGGCAGGACTAATGCCAGCGGGCAAGTCGTGTTCTATCTTGAAGCCGGTCTGATCGACGTGTGGCGTAGAAAATCGGGCTGGAACTTCACGAACCCAGATCAGGAGGAGGTCGCGTAATGGCAACAGGATCAGGGACCGGGACTCCGGCGACAGCATCGACCACTACCGAGGCGCCCCTTTCCGGCAATGGCGTCACGCGCGCGCAGTATCGAGAAGCGGTTGCCCGCGTGTTCGGCTTGCACGACGATCTTGCAACTGGTGGCTCGACCTCGACCATCGTAGATACCAAGCTCACGCGCTTCGCGAATGACTGGTTCAACGGTGCGCAGGTCTACATCAAGTCTGCCGACAGTGCGGACCCCGAGGGTGAGGACGCCTGGGTTACGGACTTCGTAAACGATGGCACGACCGGAACGATGACCATCTCCCCGGCTCTATCGGCTGCGGTGGAGGATGGCGACAGGTATCAGGTGTACTTCCGCGTCACGAAGCACGATATTGACGATGCGCTCGATCTGGCCTGCGTCGGCTACGAGGTGGCGACGACGCTTACCCCGAAGGATGACTCGCTAGACTACTACATCACCGGCGCGCCACTACTCATGCGGCGCAATCAGATCATCGGGGTCTGGTTCAGGGAGCACGGCGACCTTGAAACGATGCCTGTGGAGATCAAGGGTTGGCAGTTAGAGGAAGCCGAGAACCAATTGACCCTGCGCCTGCCCGACACGCTCAACAGCGACGATGTGGTGTGGGTCACATACTACGCGGGCGAGAAGTCACTGACCGAGGATACGACGCTGGCCCTGCCGATCTCACTTGTCCGGGCGCGAGCCGTGCTCTACCTCTTGGAGAACAAGCTCAACAACACGACTGACCGCGACTGGTACGGCACGCAGGTGCGGTACTGGGGCGAGAAGCTGGCCCAGGAGGAACGCAAGATACAGCGCGTTGCCAAGCGTGCCAGGGCGCAGAACTGGGATGTACCCGAAAGCCAAAACGCCCTCATCATGGGAATGCAGTCGTATCACAACAGTTATGTGAAGCCGTGAGCATAGCATGAGCGCAGAGTTTGAGTATGCCGACGAAATCCTAAACCACAATGGAACGGACTATCGTTTCATGTTGGGGCGCGGGACGCATGGCAACACATCTTCCAACCCCTTCGCGCCCAAGACCGTTACCGGAGACAGGTCGTATGCGGACTACGATGCTATCTCGGCATTGTCTCTGACCGACTTTTCAGGTGGCATGGGGCAGGAACGGCTTACGGAAGTCACGCGGTACTACAACGGCTTCAACGTCGATACACGATCTGGTACGGTTGTGCTCGGGCCAAAGGTGTATCTTAATGATCTTGGCAGCACCACCTTTCCGGCTACCGGCGACTCTTACATTGCCATCGGCGGCAGCGGCGCGGCAGGCGTCTACGCAAAAGTGGCAACCAAGTTCACTACACCAAGCTACATGGTCGCTCTGAAGCGCATCCGTTTGTTTCTGCGCGGTGATAATGGCACCGGGCCTGTGACGGTCAACCTGTGTGCCAACGAGACCGATGCGCCAGGCACAGTCCTGGCGACGGCCTACGTTGTCCTGGGCGAGCTGCGAGCGTATGGGCAGTGGGTATCTGCTGTGTTCTCCTCGCCAATCGCATCGCCGACCATCATCGGCAACGCGACCTACTGGATCACGGTCGAGAACTCAGACGCAGCCAAGAACGTGTATTGGCTCGGCGACGGATTCGGCACGCCGGAAGTTGAAGCAGCCGTCATTGGTGGCAGTGCCACCGGCGCCGTGTACACTGATGGCGCGTGGGTGACTAATTCGCTCATGTTCTGTCATTGGGCCGACGACTACAACACCCACTTCGACACGCCGCCCAGACTGCTGCTTGGGTCCGGCGATGATGGCATTGCCAGGGTGTGGGCGGTTGCTGGATCGTGTGTCTACTACCTCTCGGCCACCCCGAGCATGACGCCAATTATGGATGGCACCAGCGCCAAGCTGCTGCCTGCTGGCATCTATGACGCGTTGTGGCACCGCACGGCAACCGACCTGTACGACAAGTTGTATCTCGCGCTGGCAAACGATGAGGACATGCAGACGTGGACCGGGCTCAGTGGCGACACCTGGGACACGACTACATTTGCCGGTTTCAGTGCGATCAAGCTCGCCACGTACAGCAACTTGCTTGTGTTCGCGCATGACCGCAACTCGATCAACGTCTACGATGGCGCGACCGGGCCTGATGCCGACAAGTCGCTTGAGATCGGCACGGCGACCTATCAGATTCGTAACATGGTGGCTTGGGACGGTTCGTTGTGGGTTGGCAAGGATGACGGGTTATACGAGGTCACAATCCCTGCCGGGTTCCCGACTACGGGTTCAATGTCGTGCGTCAAGGTCATCGACCTGCTGGACGTAGCCGACGAGAGCAACTTCTCAATGATGCTGATCCACCATGGCGACCTGTATTTCTCCTGCAACAACGGCATCCTGCGCTACACCTCCTCGAAGGTGCTTACGCCGGTTGCGCCAGATACGGCGCTGAACTTTGTGCCTAACCAACGCGTCGTGTTTCGGGCCGGGGTCAGTGCGCTCGGCGCATTGTGGGTGATTGCCGAGGGCGGAGTAGCCAACGGTACAAGTCTTGACTACAAGGCGGGCTACGACAGCATTGAGATCGGGCCGAGCGTGCTATACGCTTATCAGGAAGGTTCCTGGCATCCCGTGGTAAGTATGCCCTACATCGGTATGCTGCCGGTGCGGTCGCTGGTGGTTGAGCCTGGTTGGTATGGCGAGTTTCCGCGCCTGTGGTTTGGCCTCGGCCATTACGCTGCCTATGTTGACATGCCGACGACCACTTACCGGCGCTGGCTGATTCCCAACTGCGAGTACGTGGATACGGGCTATCTGCTCACGTCATGGATCGACGGTAACATCCACACGGTAGATAAGGACTGGATGACTGTCGAGATCCACACGACCGCGTGCCATGGTGGTACGTCAGATACGGTGCAGGTGTTGTGGCGGGCGAGTGAGAACGACGAGTTTGTTTCTCTAGGCACAGTTACCGTGAGCGACAGCATCCAGACGTTGGCCTTTCCGGCTGCATCCTACTCGTTGAAGTGCCAGTTGAAGCTAGTCCTCAAACGTTCGCTCCTAGACACAAAAACTACTCCCAGAATCGAAGCCGTTGTCTTGAAGTACATGGAACGCCCAGACGACGTGCGCTCGCTGACGCGCGTGTATCGGCTGGAAGATCGTTTGGAGATGCGGAATGGCGTCCAGGTGACGCGCTCACTGACGCAGCAGTTAGAGGACTTGCGCACCCTGCGGCGAGCGAAAGAACCCCTGACCCTCACCACCTGGTACGGCAAGACCTATACCGTGCACATCGTTGACTACTCGACGAGCGAACTACCGAACGAGCAGCGCGGGACGCGAGACAAGGGCATCATGTCGGTCGTCGTGCGCTATCAGGAAGTTGAGACGGAGGGCGCATGAGCCTGACCATGTTTCGACCGTTCAGCTCGCGCCTGCGCAAACAACCATTCCCCAAGATTGGCAAGCCCGGGGGCGTCAATACCAGTATCCGCAAGTCGTTCAACTATGCGCGCATCGAGGAGGATATTCTCGCGGAGATCGCCAAGCTGTCCCGCGAAAAGCAGGCACAGATTCCGGTTGCTGGCACGCTGCCTGAGCGCATGATTGCGCTGGCGCTGGTGTGGCTCGGCTATTACTTTCAGTGGCAGCGCAGCGAGGACGGTGGGCGGTTGCGGCTCGGCGGTGCGGTGGTTGACTTTCTGGTGTATGTCGGCGCCAAGCCCACGATCATCCGGGTGCAGGGCGACTACTGGCACAGCCTTCCGCAGCGCAAGTTACAGGACGCAGTGCAGTGGGAGAGGCTGCACGCCAAGGGCTACCGGATCTTCGATGCCTGGGAGCATGACATATACGATGCCTGGCTGACGGGGCGGTTGAAGCGGTTTGTCGAAGATGGGGTACTCAACGCAGCATGAAACAGGAACAACGGAAACGAATCGCACTTAGTATCCTGCTGTTTGGTTTCATAGTCTGCATCGGGATCTTCCTGGCTGCTCGGAATTACCGTCCACTTGACGAGCCCTACGTATCACGTTCGATCTACCCCGAGGGCACGGTGACACCGGCAGGCTATTTAGCTGGGCTGGTCGGAGTACGCTCGATGGCGTCCGGTGAAACGGTGACGCCGTTCCCCGGTCAAAGTGGGGTCCACATCCCGCAGACATGGAGCGAGATCCAGGCCGACCTGACGGCGACGCCTGACTGGTCTACTATGCAAACACGGGTGGCCTATGCGGACAGCCTGGACCTGCAAGCCTGGATCAGTATCCCGATTCATCAGGGCGCGGCGATCTATGCTCCGACCCAACTCCCCACTGTGACCGCGGGCGGCTATTCCGCGCCTGATTACAGCAACGCTCTTTGGACGACGGGCTATGCTAACATGGTCGCATCGCTGATGACGACCTTTGGGAATGATGTGAGAGTCGCAGGCTTTGCGTTTGAGGCTGGCTACAATGGCGAGGTAGTGTTGGCGCAAGGCGGGCTGGCGTCTATCGAGGCGCTGGTGCCGTGTCAGGATTACATCGACTGGGTGGTGGCGGGCGCCCGCGCCTATCGAGATGGCACGAACAAGCCGGTGACCATGGCGCACAGCATCCCGGCCTGCGCCAACAGCAGCTACAACGCGGACCGCAAGGTGTCCAAGTATCTGCAAGAACAACTCAATCTCACGCCATCACCAAGCGAGTACATCGGCTATCGCTACAACGGCCTGGCGCCGGATGAGAATCGAGCCTGGACGTATCTGACGCCTGCCCCATGGGGCCGATTCCAGATCGGCCATACCTATCCTGACCTGGGCGGCGTCAGCTTCGAGCCCAAGATTTTCCCGGCGTCTGTGCCCACGGCAGACCGGGAGGGACATGCAGATTACATGCTGCTCAACGCAGCCTCAGCTAACGCCGACAACATTTTCATTCAGGAGGATTGGTCGCCGTACATCAGTGCAACAGTACTCGACGTTATCACCCGCACGCTCGGCACCACCAAGAATGACTCGCCGTTAGTCTGGATCTGGTTTCGTGAGGGTGAGATCAAGCGTCAGAATGTCGGCACCGGCTACGAATACAGTGGCGTTCCTGGCACGTTCGATCATCTGGCCGAGGTGGTCGGAGCGGCAACACCCACGACCTACTGTTCGACAAGTGTTCGCGCTACCGCGGTTGCGGCAGGCGGCAGTGCTCCTCCCGATGCGTGTGCTTCCGAATTGAGCAGTCCTGCCGCGCGTGAAAGCCGCAACGCCCTGGGCTATCAGTCGGGATCAACCGTTGGCATCGACATTCAAGACGACTGGTGGCGTGGTGGCAACGTGAACAACACCTACTCCGTCACGCTGCGCTATCTGGATAACAACGCAGGCACGATTACTCTGGCCTGGAAGGATACTGGCGGCACCGAGACAACTCGCATCATTACCAAGGTTGGCGGCGGCGATTGGGAAACCGAAGCCTTCACCATGACCGCGGCTTTCAAGGATGGCTATACCACACACGACATGGAACTGCGCATCGCTGACGCCCAGGCGATCCTAAACAGCCTGACGATTCTGTACGAGTCAGAGGAATCGACGCCAACCCCAACGCCAACGCCAACTTATACACCGACTTATACACCGACGCCGACCTACACGACCACGCCGAGCGTGACGCCGACCGGCACGCTCGCGCCCACTAACACGCCGACGCCAACACGCACGCCGACGCCAACACGCACGCCGACCTATACGCCTACCGTCACGCCAACGGGCACCGCGACGGGTTCTCCCACGCCGACGAGCACTAATCTGCCGACACCTTCCAACGCCACCCGTACACCGTTACCTGCGACGCCAGAGGGCTCCCGCACGCCAATTTCCGGTACGCCCGCTGGGTCCAGGACGCCTAATGCACCAACGCCCAAGCCAACTCGCACGCCGATTCGATAGATGAGGACTGTCATGCGCCTGCTTTTCATCGCCCCCCACTCGACCGTCTCAGCCGATGCCGAACTAGCAGGCATCGCCAGCGGCACAACCCCGGAGATTGTCAACGGCCTGCTCGACCGCGCTGGCCTGGATCGCCTGCTGCGCGACGATAAGGTGCAGTATGACGCGATCCACTTCTGCGGACACGGCTCGAAGTCCGTGCTCGAATTGTCTGACGGGCTTCTCGAAGCGAACGACTTTGCCACCATGCTCGACAAACAGAAGTCCGTGCGGTTCGTCATCGTCAACGCCTGCGACTCTCTCAGCACAGGCGCCGCAGTGCACAACGTTCTGCACGTGCCGGTCGTCGCCATGGACGCACCGATTGAGGACCGGGCCGCAGTGCACTTTGCGCGGGTGTTCTACTCGACCTACCGGCGCAATCAGCATGTCGGAGACGCGTTCGATGCGGCAGTCAAGAGCCTGCTGCGCGTATTCCCGGCGCAGGCCATCATCCCAACGATCATCAACGGCGACATGGCAACCAATGCCAAGATGGGGGACTGCATGACCTACGTGCAAACTGAGATCAAGGCGATGAATGTCAAACTTGATGCCATCGGGGAGACCGTGGACGAACTCAAAGGGCAGCAGTCGCGCACGACGCTGACACTGCTCATCCTACTCCTGATCGCGCAGTTGATTACACCGTGGCTGACACACCTGTTCGCAGGTTGAGCTATGAGCGTAGCAACTCCGAAACGAAGCGTGCTCGTTGTTATCAACGACCTGCACGTGGGATCCCCCTACGCCGTGGCGCCTGAGTACTGGCTCTCGCAGGACAAAACTCCGCTCCTGCCGAACGAATTGCAGCAAGCCATCATCGCACACTGGATGGACTGTTGGCAACGCGTAGCGCGTTTGCGGCGTGGTGCGCGGCTAATCGTCATCGTGCTGGGCGACGTGATCGAGGGACTGCATCACGAAACGACGCAGATCACAACGACCAGGATCGACACGCAGGAGGACATGGCTTGCGCCGTCCTAGAAACGGGTCTGAAAGTTGGAAAGTTCCGCTGGCACGGCAAAGACCCTGACACGATACGCTTCTACTCTGGCACGGACGCGCATGATGGCAACAGCGGTACGAGCATGGAGCGCGTGGCAAGAAAGATCCTCGACATGGACGCCCAGGACTCCCGCAAGGCGAGCCACCACCTCGGGCGCCTTAGCATCAACGGGGTCCGCTTCGACGTAACCCACAAACCAGGGTCCGGGCCTGGCAGTCGAACGCAAACAGTTGGCAATGCGTTTGCAGCGTGGCTTAAGTCGCTGTACCTGGCTGGTCTGGAACGCGGCGACTGGGCGAGATTCGTGCTCACCGCACACCACCATCAGTATCTACGCCGGGACGTGTACTCGGTAACGGGTAGCGATGTGGTTATGACGGGGTTCATACTGCCAAGCTGGAAGGTGCACGACGATCATATCAAGACGGTGGCCCCGTTCGCCGTGGCGAGCGTCGGCATGGTGGCGTTTGACGTGACAGCCAGCGGCACAGTAGACGAGTATGACTGGCGCATCCCCATCGAGCAGGACGGGGTGGAGGAACTTTGATGACCGAGGCAGAAGCCCGGCGCCTGTTACGACAGGTGGGGCAGCAGTACATCGTGCCGCAGATTGCTGCGGACGAGTTCACGTGTCAGCAGTTCGCCGACGAGAATCATGTTACGTACAACAGGGCTAAGGTTGCCATTGAGCGGGCCTTAGCAGCCGGGAGCATTGTCGAGGCCGGAACACGCAAGGTTGCGAATCGGACTGTACGGGCCTATCGCATCGTCTCAGCCTCCACCATCTAGCACATGCCAGGCGTGATCTGTGCGCTCGTAGTAGATTGGCAGCACGGCAGACAGGTTGGAAAGCAGCTTCCAGATGCAATTTCGACCTACACCATAGCGGCAGGCCACGTCAACAATGCGACATTCTCCGTGTACGGCCAGCTCAAAGGCCAGTAGTGCGGCACGCTGGCCGGGTGTTTGGGGGTGCTGAAGAACAGACGGAAAGGTGGCTGACCAGATGCCATGTTCGTCTTGGCGCAGGTCGATAACAGCTTGTAGCGAGGCAAAGAAAGAGCGAATCTTGCGAGCAGTATGCTTGCTTGGGTTGGTGGGCTGACCGGAAGTTTCGCTGCCCGTCAGCTTGCCGATCTGTTGGCTTGTGAGTCCTTCACCGAGCCCCAGCCAGAAGGCGACCAGGGCTATCCTCTGCGCATACGTCCTCTCATCTTCCAAGCGTACCTCCGCTCAGGGATGGTACGTCAAGAGTGCTTACCTGTCAAGCCACAATGGTAATAGTGCTTACTTCAGGGTTGCGGAGGGCGGCGCCACCCGATGCGCCTCGGCCAAGTCGCCCTGCGTCCAGCCCTTACGTTCCCGCAGCATCTTGATGCGGTCGCCAATCGCTTGTTTGTCCATAGCCCTCCCCTTGTATCCCACACTATCCCTAGTATATCCCAAGTAGTTACTTTCCAACCTTAAAGATTCGCAACAATGGGACATTCCATACCTAAAACCTATTGACATTAGCTTCCAAAGATGCTAGTATACACATGCTCGAACCTGGACTGCTACTGTCACACAGCAGCCCGCTACGCAGCCGAACGCGAGCGACTGGCTCAGGCCAGAACCACAGACGCCGGGAACGGCACCAACGGCAAGGAGAACTGACATGCTCATCAGGGTGAACGGGCTGACGATTGTCCCGGACAAGGTGACGATGATCGAGCGCAAGACGGGCCAGCGAGTCACGGACAACGGCGACATCGAGGACTTCGACGGCATCAACATCCACTTCGTCGGTGGAGGCCGCAAGTGGATTGACGATCCGACCGCAACGCTGGTCGAGGACGCCTTCGCGCACTACGACAGCAAGGCTTACAGCGAGCTGCCCTACTAGGGCCAACACACAAGGGGGGGAAACATGGCTTTCACGAAGGCAACGAAGAAGCAGAGCAAGCTCAGGCTGGCTCTCATCGGTCCCAGTGGGTCGGGCAAGACCTACACCGCGCTTACTCTGGCGAGCGGACTGGGCGAGAAAGTCGCCCTCATCGACACGGAGCGCGGCTCCGCCTCCAAGTACGCCAACCTGTTCGGGTTCGACGTGCAGGAATTGGACAGCTTCCACCCAGACCAGTACATCCGGGCCATCGCCGAGGCCGCAGAGGCCGGGTATGACGTGCTGGTGATTGACTCGCTCTCTCACGCGTGGAACGGCAAGGGCGGGGCGTTGGAGATGGTGGATCAATTCGCCAAGCAGGACAAGAGCGGCAACAGCTTCTCCGCCTGGCGCAACGTGACGCCGGTGCATAACAGGATGGTCGATGAGATCATCAGTGCACCGCTGCACATCATCGTGACCATGCGCTCGAAGATGGAGTACTCGCAGGAGAAGGACGAGCGGGGCCGCACCGTCATCCGCAAGGTGGGGCTTCAGCCCGTGCAGCGTGACGGGTTGGAGTACGAGTTCGATGTCGTGGCCGACATGGATCAGGACAACACCCTGGTTGTGACAAAGACGCGCTGCCCTGACCTGGTGAACGTGGTCATCGAGAAGCCGACGAAGAACCTGGCCGCAGTCCTGCGGTCGTGGCTGGAAGATGGCGAGCCGGTCAAGTTGGAGCGGTATGCACAGAGCCAACCGCGACCGACGAATGGAACGCAGCAGCCCCCTGCCCCTCGGCCTGCACCGAAACCCGCGCCGCAGCAGTCACAGGCAGACGCACAGCCGATCATCCGGTCGCCCAGGTATGGGCGCGAGCTCGTAGCGTTCGTCAACCAGTGCCAGTATTACGCCAACAAGCAGGGCAGCGTGGACGGGTTCCACATCACCGGCACGCTGAAGAAGCTCGGCATCATGGAAGTGACCGACGCCAACGTAGACACCGTATGGGCCAAGCTCCGGCAGTACGCCGAGGATCAGCAGGTATTGAAGGGCGCGCCTGAGCCTGAGCTGTTCCCGCAGGAGGAGTGACATGGCAACTGACATGCGCGACGTGCTCGACCTACTGAGTGACGCCGACAAGCACGCGGAAGATGTGCAGCGCGAGCACGCCGACGGTATTCGTTCGCTGCGCGACCTTATCACCGTTGCTGACCTGCTGCGCTGGTACGAGCAGTCTCCCAAGGAGGAGTGACATGGCAGCCAAGGCCATCGAGTACATCCAGGTCGCGCTTGACGCACTGGAACGTGCCGAAACGCTCAAGCGTACCGAGAACTGGGACAAGTCGCTGGCCGAAGCCTTGCACAAGGCTACCAGCCAGGTGGAAGGCGTGCTGCTCAGTGCGCAGGACGCTGAGTACGAAGCACACCAGCAATAGGTAACACGGTAACACACGCTGCCCCATACCTGACGAACCCGGTTATAAGAGCACGACTCGCCCTGAGCTAAGGGACCGGCTAGCGCCTTTGATCGCTAGAGGGTGGGGCGGCGGTAGGACCGACACAAGGGGGAGGACATCCACATGTTCGACAACTTCGTGCAGGAGGGCAGGGCTTTGGTGCCACCGTCCGACGAACGCGCGGACGACGAGGTGATCGCACA